AAAAAAATACAGGAGTTAATTATAAATATTTGTTTATTTTTAGTATCAGGAATACTTATAATATTTTGTATAGAAGTTACATACACATCTTACAGAGATAAAAAGGTTGAAAATGGCAGAAACAACAACAATTCTAAAAAATGATTTGTTTGAAGCATATTGGAACGATTCTGATAAACCTTTTGAATATTATGCAAGAGTAAAAAGAAAAGGCGAATCTATCAAACTTAAAATAAATGAGAAATTTGAGTATTATGAAGAATCTGCTTCAGGACAATTTAATTATCTATTAGATGATATAAAACTTCAAAAAACTAATTCTAAACCTAGTAAAGCATATGGCACACATAATCCAGGTCAAGTTTTTTTAAGAGATAATTTTTGGGATTTACAAAATGTTAGATACAATTTAGAGCCTGATATATGGTTCTTAGATATAGAAACTACATCTAATGCAAGAATTAATGCTGATGAAGCAAAAGAAACAATAGTTACAATTCAAATTTACGACCATAAATCAAGAAATATATTTATACTAGGATTAAGAGAATCAGGATATGTTGAATTACAAGATTATTCTAAATATAATGTTAATTTAGTAAAATATCTATATTGCGATAATGAGAAACATTTATTAGAATCTTATTTTAAATTAATTAAAATACTAAAACCTTTAATTGTTTATGCTTTTAATGGAGCAAATTTCGACTATCCTTACTTATTTAAACGTGCTATTAAAAATAATTTAGAGCCTGAATTTAGTTGTTTCGGTAAATCAGAACTTAAAGAAAATTTTAATACAAACTTTAAATATTCTATTCAAGCACCTGGAATTTTTTATATGGATTATCTTGAATTATATAAGAAATTTATTCGTGACCCTAGAAGTTCATATTCTCTTGATTATATAACTAAAGTAGAATTAGGATATAATAAAATTAATCACGATTGTTTCAATAACTTTAATGGATTTAGAACAGGTGAATCTTATATAATGCCTGATACTCGTCCTACTGATGAATTTGAATCTAAAATGTATGACGCATATGTTGATAAAGATTATCAAAAAGCAAAATCAATAGCATATAATCAATTTATACATTATGCAATAATAGATGTTGTGTTATTAAATGATTTAGATGAAAAACTACAATTAACAAATGTAATAATATATCTTGCTTCTATTATGGCTGTTAATCTTGATGAAGCATTATCAACATTAAAACCCTGGTCGAATTTGATTAATAATTATTGCTATCAGAAAAATGTTATTTTACCTAATAAAAAAGAAAATCCTAAATTGCCTATAAAAGGTGGATTTGTTAAAGACCCATTAACAGGTAAGCATAAGTGGGTAATCTCTGTTGATATTAACTCTGCTTATATTAATTTAGCAATACGTGCTTTTAATATGAGTCCTGAAACATATTTAACAGATGATAAAATTCCTGAAGATTTACTAAAATTAAGAAATGAATTATTTAATGATGAAGATGAAGATAGACGATTAAATGATTATTTCAGTGGCAAATTAACTAAATTTAATGATTTGCTTAAGAAATATAATATTTCAGCAGGTGTATCAGGTGCATTATTTACTAAAAAAATAACAGGAGTATTGCCTGATTTGTGTGCTTTTTTCTATAATTATAGAAAACAAGTTAAAAAAGAGATGTTAATAGCGGAACAAAATATAGAAACTATTAAACACGAATTACATTTAAGAGAACAAGGAGCATAAAATGGAAATTAAAAATGACAATATCATATTTGAACGTAAGTGGGCTATGCCTAATAAAAATACATATACTATCAAACCTATTAGGGATTTATTAGATTTAGAAGTAGATAAAAATTTGTTTTGGATAGACCCTTTTGCAAATAAATCAAAATCAATGGGATATGCTAAAATAACAAATGATTTAAATCCTGAATTTGATACAGATTATCATTTAGACGCATTAGAATTTCTTAAAATGTTTGATGATAATAGTGTTGATGGTGTGTTATTCGACCCACCCTACGGCAATCGTCAATTAGCAGAATGCTATAAAAACATTGGTTTATCATTAGGCGATAAATCAAAATCTGATTATTGGACTAAAATCAAAAAAGAAATTCAAAGAATAACAAAACTTAATTCAAAAGTAATTTCTTTTTGTTGGAATTCAGGCGGTATTGGTAAAACTCTAGGATTTGAAATTCAAAAAATTCTATTAGTTCCACACGGCGGAAGTCACAATGATACTATTGTAACTATTGAAATTAAAAAGTTTTGATTACTAAAGAATTAAGGATTGTGGGATATGAAAATCAACACAAAAGAACAATTTGATGATTATTTCTATGAATATAGATTACAAACAATGAATTTATTAAATGAAATTACTAAACAAGAAATAAATTCTAATCCAAATTTACACTATATAGCCGAATTAAAGGAAGATTTAGAGTTTATAAATTCAAGATTACAAAAATTAATTGCTGAATATCCAAATTTTTATAATAAATATATTTACTTTAATAGAAAATAAAGGATAATAAAATGTTTCAACATTATCTTAAATTACAAAATAAAATATCAGCATATAAAGATATGATTAATCAATTTAAAATTCAATTATCTAATTTAGTTTTTGAAGCATATGCTACAAATTCAAAAGATAAAATTAAAGAAATCAATGAAAGAAGAAAGAATTACAAGAAAACAATTAAAATGTATGAAGATTTAATTCAAAAATTAGAAAATCAATTAAAAAATGAATTTACAGAATATGTTGTTTAAGCATAATTTAAGTATTTCTAATATATAATTACACTATCGAATATGAAGTCACTGACTAAATGCTGGCTAACAAGGTAACGAGTAAGAGTGGTGGGAGTGAAAAATTTAAATAGGATTAAAAACCTGTCGCTACAATAGGTGGAACTAAACGTTTATTTGATAATGGAAATCAATTTGCAATACGACTTCCATTTTTTATTTCTACAAATTAATTATCCCAATTTAACACTATAAATATTTTATATTAAATTAAGCGAAATTAACTTATAATACGACAATCAATCATAAAAGGTTAATAATGAGAACACAATCGTTAAAGCAATTTTTCTTAGAAGAAGCCGTCAATTATGCTTCGTATTCTACAATTAGAATGATAGGTTCAGCAATAGACGGACAAAAGAACACATCAAGAAAAATTTTATTTTTTTGTTTAAAGAAAAAAATCAAAGATGAAATAAAAGTTCTACATTTTGACTCCCAAGCACAAGCATTTACAGAATTCTTGCACGGCTCAATGTATAATCCGATAGTTACTTTAGCAAGAAATTATGTAGGCACTAATAATATTAATTTACTTTATCCATCAGGTAACTTTGGAACAAGATTTATCAACAATCCAGCCGCCCCAAGATACATTTATACATATGGAAAAGACGTATTATTTAATACATTTGATATAAGAGATGTATTAATAGAACAAGAATTTGAAGGAACTAAAATTGAGCCTTTATTCTTTGTTCCGAGTTTGCCATATTTGGCAATTAATGGAAGTTCAGGCGTATCAAGCGGATTTAAACAAGAGATATTACCTAGAAATCCTATTGAGTGTTTAACATATTTGTTTAGTCCTAAAGAAAAACAAGAACAATTACAACTAAAGCCATATTTTAAGGGATTTAAAGGAAATATTATACAAGGGGAAAATCCTTGTCAATGGATTATAGAAGGTATTATTAAACGTGACCCTAAAAATAAATCTAAATTAACTATAACTGAAATACCTATCGGATATGATTTTCAGGGATATAAATCAGTTCTTAAGAAATTAACACAAGATAAGAAAATCAAATTTAAAGATTTTTCAGATTCTACAAAAGATGAATTCTTATTTGAAATACAATTACTAGACAATCAAGATAAATCAGATTCTGAAATATTAGATTTTCTTAAACTGCGTAAAAAAGTAACAGAAATTTTTAATGCTATTGATAGAAATAATAAAATTATAACTTTTAATAATATTAAAGAAATCTTAGATTATTATAAAGAAATTAGATTAGAATATCAAGAAAAACAAAAGAATTATGATTTATCTATATTAAATGAAAATTTAAATTATCTTAAGAGTAAGATTATATTTATTAAATTAATAATAGAAAATAAATTAATAATATCAAAAAGACCTAAGCAAGATATAGTAAATGATTTAGAACAATTAAAATTACCTAAACAAGATAATTCATATGATTATTTACTGAAATTGCCTATATATTCATTAACATTTGAGAAAATTAAAGAATTAGCCGATGAAGTAAGAGCAAAATCAGAACAACGTGATTTATTAACTAATACATCAGCAATTAAATTATGGTCTGATAGTATTAAATTAGTTCAACAGGATATTAATATTTAAGCATTTAAAAGGAGTATAAAATGACTAAATCTGATTTAGAAATAATAAAAAAATATTATGAAGCAATCGAGAAGTTTGATAAAGATAAAATAAGCGATGATTATGAAATAATTAGAAAACCTACATTTTTTGACGGATTTATTAATATACTTGATAATATTAAGTATCTATTTTATAATATTATATATGGTATAGGCAATTTAATTTACTTCTTTAAAGTGATATGGTGTTATAGGTGGTATGATTATGCCTACGACTATCAAATTTTAAAACGTATGTATGAATTAAAAGAGCGAAATTGGGTAGTTAATACACATTATATAGATGATATTAAAGATAAAGAACACCTTAAAATAATAATTAAGTGCCTAGATATTCTTATTAATGAAGATTATGAAGGTTCTAACCCTGAACGTTATTATAATGGTGTATATGATATTTTGATGAATGAATTAAGACGCAAGTCGAGATTATGGGATTAATAATATTCAAAAGAATTAAAGAGTTTAATAATTTAAGTTTAGGAGTTTCAAAATGATTTTAGTTTCAAGACAATATCCTGTTAAAGTCTATTACAATATATTAGACCTTTGTTATGAATATAATATTTCAGATGATGATTTTGTATTATCACAAGACAAAATAGGCAATTTAAAACCTACAAATTTATCTAAAGAGCAAGGGATTTTATTTATAGTTAAATTTAGAATTAATCATATTACTACATATGATGATAAAGATGAAATTCTTAAAGCACATAGAAAATTAGATGAACTTACATCATTACTATCATCTGAATTAATTAATGAAGTAGATGGATTCTATAAAGATTATATTAAAAATTATAAATAGATATAGTATATAAGAGATTATTAAGGTTTAAAATTATATAATCTATTATAGATTATAAATTATAGATTATAAATTATGTAAATTTAAAAGTAAGATAAGGAATTGTATTGATTAAAATCAATGAAGTTATAGGCAATGTTTATGATTTAAAGAATAATAAAATTTTATCAGAAAAATCTGAATTAAATTTTGATTCTATAATCAAAACATCTACAACAGGATATATAAATTTATCTGTTGGAAATAAAGAAATTACCTTACTTGGTGACGATACTTTAAGCCTAAATAAATTCTCTAATACATCTAATACACTCAATACACTCAATACATCTAATAATTCTGATACTTCAAACACTACCGAAAACCTTAATATTATTGATAATAACTTATTGGATATTCCTAATCTTATTTTAGACGTATAAATTTTACACTATTGTTCTATAATTTAATTTGTAGTCAATAATAAGGATATTAATTTAATGGCTAATTTTAAGTCAGAAGATAAATTTAAACACAATTTTAAATATATAGATAAATTAGTTGAAAAAATAGAAAATAATGAGTTAATACGTATTAATAATTCTGATGTATCAATTAGTAATACATTTGATATAACATTGCTTAAAATGATTATAAATGAGAATTACACAGAGCAGTATAAAAAAGAATTTATAGATTATGTGTTGTCTAAGAAAATCTTTAAATCTAATAATTTAAATTATAAATTTACGGATATTGATAAATCGCAATTTACATCTAATAATGCTTCAGGAAAATATTTTAGTTCCGCCACTGAATTAGCAACTATACAATCAATTAAAAATTATCAACTAGACAAAAATAACTATATCCCTGATATTAATAATTTAAACAAATTATCTAAATCCCACAACTTAGATTTTGAATTTGATGAATCTAGTTATGATAAATGGTATAATACATTTTTAAGAACACCTATATTATTAGATAAATTCTTAGATAATATTAATGATTTTGAAATTATAGGCGTGGATTGTGATGATTCTGAAATATGTGATATTTACTTAAATATATCTAAGAAATTCAATTTAAGTAAAGATACTTGGAATCCTGCTGATATAGTGTGTATAAGAAAAAATAAGAAATCTTATATATTAGATAATTTAAATTTATTATTACAAAACAATACATTAGAACAAATAAATTCATTTCTTTATATATTACATAGAGATTTAGATTTAGTTTCTGTATCTCTTAAAAAGATAAATCCTAATTCTGACGGCGAGTATAGAGTTTTTAATCAACCTAATCAAATTGATTTAGATTATGAATTTGAATTATTAGACTTGCCTTGCGATTTTGAAGTTTCTGATAACAAAGATAGTATCTTTAAAACACAAGAAATAGGTAGTTTTACACTTAAATTTAAGAATTATCAGGATAGATATTTAAGGTTTCAATGCAGATTATTTCCTGCTTCTAAAGTTGGTATAACACAAATAGAAATTACAACAGATGGTAAGCAAACCGACGGACGTTTAGGTAAAGTTTCAGTTAATATAATTGATAATCTTTATCAAAATTATAATCTTACTAGAATTAACTCAATTAAGAAATATCATAATTTTGATTTTAATCAATTTACTTTAGACGATATTAAAGAATTTTATAATTATTATCTTAATGTATCAGAACTTAATCAGTTAAGACAAACAGCACCAAGTTCGTCTATAAATATACTAAATTTTGATGAATTTTGTAATTTATTTGAATTGGCAAAATCAAATTCAGACAATACTATAAGATTATGTGCTAAATTGCAAGGACTTAAATTTTGTTATTTAATCTCTTTAATGTATAAAGATAACAATATAAATTTATTAGGTAATTCATTGTATAAAACCGCCAATAAAGTAACTGATAAATCTGCCTGCTATCTTAAAATATACTAAATTTAAGCATAAATTAAATACTATTGATATATAATTCATCAATATTAACTTAGTTAAAAGGATAATAATGCAAGAACAAAACAACACCAATACAATTAATATCATTAAAACAAATGGTAATATTGAGCCGTATAATGCAGAAAAGATAAATGAAAAAGTAGCATATGCTTGTGAAGGATTATCAGGTGTTTCAGTTTCTGATGTTGTAATGAATGCTAGTATCAGAATATCTAACAATACAAAGTCTTTGGATATTCAAAAGGCACTAATACAATCAGCAAATGAATTGGTTTCTGAAGAAACACCTAATTATGAAATAGTTGCAGGTAGATTATTAAATCAAAAATTAAGAAAAGAAGTTTATAATTCTTATGAACCTACTAAATCATTTTATGAATATATTGTTGAACGTGTTAAAAAAGGTTATTACGATAAAATTCTACTTGACAAATACACCAAAGAAGAACTAGATTTTTACGGCTCTAAAATTAAATATAAACAAGATGAAACATTATCTTATATATCTGTTAATCAATTTTATACTAAGTATCTAATTAAGAATAAGCAAGGCAAAGTTATTGAAACACCACAAGAATCTTATATGGTTTTAAATTTGTGTGTATTTTCAGAACACCCTGAACGTAAAAAATATATCTTAAATGGATATAAATTTTTATCTGAAAAAATGGTATCTTTGCCTACTCCTATTATGAACGGATTAAGAACAAATTATAAGAAATTTATAAGTTGTAATGTTATTGATTTGGGCGATTCTGTTGAGTCTTTATCAATGGCTTTAGATAGATTTTTGAGAATGACTGCTTCTAAAGCAGGTATAGGTTTTAATTCAAGTAGAATTCGTGGTATAGACGCTGATATAGGCGGTAGAATGAAACACACAGGTGTTTTACCATTATTAAAAGCGTATGAGTCGGCTACAACGGCACTTTCACAAATTGGAAGACAAGGTGGCTCAAACAATAATAACGTTTGGTATCATTATGAAATAGAATTAATAGCACAACTTAAAGATACTAGGGGAACTGCTGAAACTAGAACAAGACACACAGACCAAACAATTATTCTTAATAATTATTTTCTTAAAAAAGCCTTAAATAAAGAAGATGTTTATTTATTCCACCCTAATCAAGTTCCAGGATTATATGAAGTTTTAGGCAATGAAGAAGAATTTGCTAAATTATATGAAAAATATTCTGAAGAAATACCTAAAAAAGACAAGAAAAAAGTAAATGCTTATCAATTATTAGATTTAATACTATTTGAACGCTCATTTACAGGTAGGGTATATCTTGTATTTGCTGATAATATATATAAAAGTTCTTGGAAAAATCCTGTTTATAACGTAAATTTATGTGTAGAAGTGGTTGTTCCATCAACACCTTTAGACGGCTCTTTAGGAACGCCTGAAATAGGTTCTTGTATTTTAGGTGCTATTAATCACGGATATGTAAAAGATGATGATATAGAAGCAATATGTGATTATCTTGTAAATTTCTTAGATTATATGATAGATTATTCAGATTATTCAATTCCTGAAGTTGAGTATTCAGCCAAAAAACGCAGAACTTTAGGTATAGGACATTCTGATATATTTCATTATCTAGCCAAAAATAAGAAATTTTATAATACTTCTGAAGGTCGTGAGTTAATTCATAATAGGATTGAAAAATGCTATTATTATCTACTTAAAGCAAGCAATGAATTAGCAAAAACACGTGGTAAATGTGAATTATATGATGATACTAAGTATTCACAAGGCTATCTAACATTTGATGAATATAAAGACCATAAAGAAACAAATTTTAAACTTTTAATGGATTGGAAATCATTAAGAGAATCAATTAAAGAATTTGGATTAAGGAATTCAACGCTTAGTAGCACAATGCCGTGTGGAAACTCGGCTAATGTTTCAGGTTCAACTTCAGGAATTGAACCGCCACGTGAATTATCATCTATAAAAGGCGACAAAAACACAAAAATTATGAAATTAGTGCCTGAATATGCAAGATTTAAGAATTATTATACTACTGCTTGGGGTAATGATTTTAATAATATTGATTATTTTAAATTTATAGGGATAATTCAGAAATTTACAGACCAATCAATATCAACAAATCAATATACTAATGTTTTAAAATATAAAGATAATATTGTGCCATTGTCTGAAATTATTAAAGAAATTTTAACTGCTAATAAATATGGTCTAAAGACTTTATATTATCAAAACTTCTTATCTATTGAGAATAAAGACGGAATTTCTGACGAAAAACAAGAAGGTTGTGGTTCAGGTGGTTGTGTCGTATGATAGATTTTATAAATTTTAGTGTTAGTTGTATAATAATTCTTATACTATTAATACTATTTTTATATTTAGTTAAATTTATCAATAATTAAGTAATTAAGTAATTAAAGGGTGCTTCAAAACACCCTTACGTTGTTTAGTAAGGAGCAACCTAAACAACATATATAT